TAGCAACTGGATAATTTGGAAATTCTCTTTCATCAAAATCATCAATGTCCTCATTACTAACTTGTGCAATAGATGGGTGTTGACTCATATATTCTCTAAAAAAGTTTACAAGATTATAATAGTTAGTATAATTGATATTCGTATTTGTTACCAATGCACTTGCCATAGTTTATAATTGTATACCACCGAAGTATTGATTACTTTGGTCAGGATAGATTTGAGTTTGATTACCGATTGATTCTAAGTATTGAGGAATATTTTGAGAATATGCAATCAAATAGTTTTGTAATCTTAATGCATAATAGTCAGCATTTTGTTGTGCCTGTGCTTTTAGATAATCTATTTCACTTTTAGAAGGTGCAATACCTTGTTCACTTTGTTGTTTAATGCTACCATTAGATTTGAACTGAACTGAACTAAAAGGAATATATTCAACACAAGAATACCACATCAATGTATTCTTAATGTAATCATCTAATAGGTCTTGATAATATACAGATAAAGCTGAAACAGTATTTGCAATGATTTGTTCCTGTAAATAATCAAAAAGAATAGTACCTAATAAATTCTTTAAGTATTTATCTTGTGCCGTTCTTACGAATGGTAATAGAGCATCTGCGTCTATTGCACCCTGTAATGGAGTGTTCTTAATGATGTCATTTCTATTTATGAATAATGCGTATGCCATATCTTATTTTTGTTTAATTATTTCGTATTCTCTTTCAAAAAATGCTGAACCAAAACTTACATTAGGTACTGGTTCTGATTCTAAATTAGCATCTTGTATTGTTTGGTCACCTGGATTTTCTTGTGTTGCAGGATTTTCCATAGACTTATTAGTTTCATCTTCAACTTGTCCAACTGACTTACCTGTTTCATCTGCAGTTTGTGCAAGTATTACTAATGGAGTTAATTGTTCAAAGTATAATTCAGTTGCATCATACCCACCTGCAGTCAATGCCATATCTAAACTATTTAAGATTAAGTTTTGGAAAGGACTAATAGTCATTGTTTGCATAATACTAAATGCAGTTTTCATTTCTTCTGATTGTGAACTAAATCCATTATTTTGTGTTCTAATACCAAATAATAAAGGTGAAGTTACTCTATGTGCTACAAGTATTCTATCTTGTGTGTATGTTGCTACATAATCATATTTCTCATGCAAATTAGGAATATCAATTACATCCAATGTAGGTTTAGTTGCAGGGTCATCGTTAAATGATAACATAAATCTACCTGCGTTATCCGTTCCTGTAAATTTAGCTTGAACTAAATCTTCAATTGTTTCTCTTTCTTCAGGAGCAGGAACTCCATTATTAAAGTTTAACATTACAGCAGGTAAGAAACCATTTGTAATATTGTTTAAGTGTAGGTTACTAATTTCACCTTCTGATACTGCGAATTGCATTGCTGCAACCCAATCAGGTAGTGAGTAGTAATATAAACCTGGTGAGTAATTTTTAATATAAAGTATTTCCATTTTCTCTTTAGAAGTACCGAATGCAGGGATTTTCTTTTTATCTTTAATCTTGCGTTGGTCATTCCAATCAATACAATAGAAAAAGTTTTCTATTCTAGGTGAATTACCAATCTTTTCTGCACGAATAGTTTGTATTGGAATATGATACATCTTAACTATCTTAGTATGAGAATCATCCCAATATACTTGATATGCAGCATTGCCATATAATTTCAAATCAAATGCAACTCTTTTAGTTTCTTCTTGTGGAATTAACTTTTGTAATACATCGTTAAATGTTTTGTCTTTAGAGTATACACCCTTACCATATATTAAATCTGCTATACCTTCGATACATGCAGAGTTAGTTGTACTTACATTATAAGTCATTGTTACTGCGTCAAAGAAATCATCGTGTCCATAAACACCGAATGGAATCCAATTATATCGTGTTTTAGCATCTTCCGTTATAATAGGAAGCTGATTATTATTTACATTAACGATGGAGAATTTTTGTTGTTGTTTCATATTAAGTCAAAATTATGTACTTGTTTTCACTAACGTGTGAAGTTATTGGAGGTATTTGATTTTCGTATACCGATTTGTCTATTGATTGTGATGCGTATACTTGGATTGAACCTTGCCATATTGCATTGCCTGATGATGGATTATAAGTTATACCTACTGCACCTGAATTATAAAGAGTTGCTCTATATTCACCAGCATCATATGCTCCACTAATACTTCCTGTAAATCCTACAAAAGATTCGTATGGATTATATGATATACCTGACATTGACATTGTAAAGTTTTGTAAAGTATACATGTCTTGTAATGACATTGTAAACTGATTGGAGCCAGTAGGCTGTGTTCTAAATGTATACTCATTTGATTGAGATATGTAATATGCTAGCATTATCTATTGTTTATCTTGTCTGTATCTAATAATAACAAATAATTATCTAATAATAGTTAAAATAAAAAACCCCACTCCGAAGAGCAGGGCTAATATTTTTATGCTAATACTAATTAAGCAGGAGAACCATAAACTACTGTGTAGTTTGCAGTTAGACCAGCTAATGCGTTAGTTGTTGTCGAACCAGTTAAGAATGCTGCTGGTAATTGTTCCATACCTGTGAATGTTACTGAATAACCATAAAGGTCACCCAATGCCGCACCTGTTTGAATTGTACCTGCAGTTACATCCGCACCTAATTTTTCACCAACTAATAAAGCGTCACCGTTATTTGTCCAAACGATAATTTGAGGTCTACCATAAGCCATAAGCTTTAATTGAGTAGTCATCTCGTTTGTCAATTTTTTAAGATTCAATAGCAATTCTTGTGAGAAGAATGTAGTACCATTGTCTCTTGAAGAGTTAACAGTTTCAGTATATGCACTTGAACCTTTTAATTGGTAAAAGTATAATACACTACCTGAAGGTACTGCACTTACTTCACCACTTCCGTTTTTAGTGAAAGAGCCAGTTGTATAGTTTACGAAGTATACACCTTGTATACCACCGATACTTTCTTTACAAACTTCTTGTCTTCCAGCTGATAAATTACAAGCCATAATGATTAATTTTTAATTTTGTTAGTTATTTTAGTTGGTGGGTTTCTGTTCTACGATACTCCCCACCTTCTAATTATTTATGCGTATGCTCCTAAGTAAACAATATCTTGTCCTACTCCGAATTGTACACCAGATGTAAATCTCATAATAACACGATAGTTTTGTGAACCATCAATGTTAGCCATGTCGATTACCTTAGTCTCGTTATAGTCAGAAAGTAAACCTGTTCCGAAGAATAAGTTTGATTTTTGAGCTGCAACGATTTTGTTGTCACTCATACCTGGACATAATACCAATTCAATACCTTGGAAGTTATAAGGCTTCTCACCGATATTCATTTGATTGTTAAATCCATTAGCACCTAAACCAGAAGCACCATTACCTGACATTGCTGTTTGGTATGCTTTTGCTACTTTAGTACCAACATATATTAATAAGTCTGGCTTACCATATACAGTTGTTGGGATTGTTTGAACTACTGAATCTAAGATAGATACTACGTTAGCTGAAGTTACAACTGCGTTAGAACCTGAAAGAATAGTAGATGAACCACCTGTGCTTCTTGCTGGTAATACTGCTGTTGCTCCACCCGCTGCAACTGATGCAGAGAATAAAGATTGGAATCCTGTGAAAGAACCATTAGTTGAAGTTCCTGCCCAAATGTTTTCTTCAGTTGCTTGAGCAACTTGACCACCAACATAAGAGATTAAGAAATCGTTAAAGTTCTTAGGAATTTCATCAAAAGCTGAAAAACCTAATTGTAAAGCCTCCCAAGATGCTACAAACTCTTGCTTACATAATTGTAAGTTAACTTGTAATTCTTTTGGAGTTAAAATTTGTTCAGAGATAGTTACACTACCTGAAGTTGTAAAGTCACAAGAAGCATCTTGTACGATACCTGCTGTAGCTAGTTTTTGGATAACAGATTTGTATTTCACGTTTGGCATGATTGATACATACTTCTTATCCAATGTGTTTGCACTTAATAACGCTGCTGCGATATATCCTGCTGCTGCTTCACCACTATAAGTAGTTGCACCACCAAGGCCACCACCTGTAATAGTTGGAGGAGCTGCGAATTTTTGTAATTTGTTCATTGTTTCCTTTTTTTTGGGATTGTTAATAATTTTAATTATAAAGTTTAGATAAGAATGTAGATTGTGAATCTCTTGTAATCTTACCATAATTTTTTCTATTTTGTTCTGAGAATCTAGCTGCTTCTTCAATTGGAGCACCATCTAATTTTGGTAACTCTTCTTCTTCATCTTCATCAGGCTCTGCAGACATTTTCATTCCTGCAACTTCTTGAGTTACTTCAGAATCTACCGGTGGCATCATTGCTTCCATTTTAGTTTCCATCTCTTGGATTCTATAAGCCATGTCTTCCATTTTCTTAGCCATATCGCCTAAGTTCATTTCTACTTCAGATTCATCTTCTTCAGTTGCATCTTCTGTGATTGGCATTACTTCTTCAGTTTCTTCTGCCATTAAAGTTCCAGATTTGATTTGGTTCTTTTGGTCAGGTACTTCGTTTACTTCTAATACATCTCCTGATGC